GACCTCGCGTTGAATCGCGCGGGCAACCGCGCGCTCGACGCCGACGCCGCGGATTTCCTCGCGCAACACCTCTTCGAGCTCTACACGCTCGCCGACTGGCCGTTTCTCTACGTGTCGGCGCCGCTCGTGCTGACCGGCCCGACGGTCGACTTGCCCGCCGATTTCATGACGGCGCAGGACGATCACGCGTTTCAGATCATCGCGATTGACGGCGGGGCGCAAAGCAACTGCTTTGCCGTCGAGGTCTCGCCCGAGGAATTGACCGCGATGGCGGCACCGACGTCGTACGGCGTGCCGCAGTATTGGGCGGTCTCGCGGAGCGATACCACCGCCCGCGTGGCGCCGGATCCGACCGGGCGGCGGATCGACGTCGTGCTCCGCTACAAACGCCTCCCACCCGACCCGCTCCCGGCCGAGGAGCCCGCGGACGTGCCCGTGTTCCCGTACCACAATTACCTCGTGCAGGCGGTCTACGTGTTCGCCCTCGAGCACGAGCGGGACGCGCGCGCGCAAGCCGAGGCCGCCACCCGCGACACCTTGCTCGCGATGATTCGTCGCGGCGCCGCGCCGCTCCGCTCGCAGCGCGCCGACATTCCGCTCGACCCGCTCATCTTCGGGCGGCCGTTCCGCGGGGATTAGATGCCCGGCGCCCCCGACCGCGAGCTCCCGATTCCCGTGCGGCGCTTTCAGGGCACCATGCTCGCCATGGATCCTGCCTTCGTGCCGCTCGGCTGGGTCGCGCGGTGCGAGAATTGGGTCCCGGATCTGACGCTTGTCTTGAGCAAGCGGCGCGGGAGTGCGCCGTGGCAACGGTTGCCCGCGCCCGGCCGCGTTGATCCGCTCTACTACTGCAGCGGGAGCGACGGCACGCGCTACCTCTATTTCGTCGCCAACGATCAGCTCTACGTGTCGGTCAACGATGCGCCGATCGTCGCGGTCACAAACGGCGCCTTTTCTGCCGGACCGGTTGAAGATCTCCGCTACGGGATCACCGCCCTCGGCGATACGCTCTACATCGGCAACGACGTCGATCCGATCAAGCAGGTCCCGCTCGGGGGCGATGCGGTCGATTTGGTGCCGCTCGCCCTCCTCGACGATACGGGCCAGGTCGCGACGGCGATTGCCGACGAGCTCGCCCGCGTGCTGGCTGGCACCTACAGTTACCGCTGGGCGACCTACCACGGGCCGACGCAGCGGTGGACGCAGGTGGGGCCGGTGCGCACCGTGACGACGGCGGGCAGCGGCCGCCAGCGGCTCGGCTTCCGCGCCCCGACCGTGGCCCTCGCGACGGGCGAGCTCTATCACCTCTTCCTCGCCGGCGTGGATCAAGAAATTGAGGGCGCGCACGACCAAACGCCCGCCGGCCTCCCGGCCTCAAGCGGCGCCGACCAATTCGCCTTGTGGGACGATCCCGCGGTCGAATCGGCCACCGTGCCGATTCCCTCGACGGTCGTGCGCCGCGGCGCCCACCTGATCGCGCATCGCGGGCGCCTCTGGGGCGCCGGCGGGCTCGACGCGACGGCGCGGCGCGTGTGGGCGACCAACGTGCTGGTCCCCGGGCTCGAGCAATCGCTCTTCGAGCAAGGGCTCTTTTTCCCCGCCGGCGCTGTGACGCCCGACTTGGGCGGCCCCGTGACCGCGCTCGCGGTCGCGACCTTGTCCTCGACGAATCGGAGCCCGACCTCCCCGCTCGCGCTGATGACCGAGACGTCGACGTGGCTCTATTTCGGCGACCCCGTCGACGATCCCGGCGCGACGCTCGTCCAGATCTCCGACGAGGTCGGCTGTCCCGGCGACCGCACGGTGGCCTCCACGCCGCTCGGCATCGTCTTCTGCGGCAAGCGGAGCGTCTATCTGCTGACGCCGCAGCAAGCCGAGCCGAAGGATATCGGGTGGCCGATCGAGCCGGCCATCCGCGCGGTGCCGGTGCCCGAACGGACGCAGTGCTGGGCGATCTACCACCGCGGCTTCTACAAGCTGGCGCTCGTGCCGGCGGGCGGGACGACGCCCACGGAACAATGGTGGCTCGACCTCCGCCACGGCCTCGGCGATCCGCCGAATTGGTGGGGGCCGCATACGACGCCGGGCTATAGCGCCGCCACGCGAGCGACGAATCATCCGGCCGAGGAAGACCGCGCGTGGGCGGCGCAAGACAGCTCGGTCGCCTTTTTTGTCCTCTTGGATCAAGCCGACCGCTACACGGACCCGGTCGGGCCGCGCTCGGGCGGGCAGTGGAACGTGGCCCATTGGAACGTGGACGACTGGGCGCAGGAGGTCGCCGTGCCAATTGTCTCGCGGATCATCACCGCGGACCTGGACGGCGGCGCCCCCTTGACGCCGAAAATCGCGAAACGCGCGCGCATCGTCGCGCACGTGTTCGAGACGACGTCGCTCGGCATCACGGTGACGGCGGATCATAGCTACGGCGCCGCGGGCACGCTCCGCGTGCCGATTGCGCTCGGCGACGTGTGGGACACGGCCGACTGGGACACCGCGGAATGGGCCATGCAGCAGTGGATCCTGAGCGAGTTCGAGTGCCCGGTGCCCGAGCCCCGTGGGCGGCAGTTTTCCGCCGTGCTGACTCACGTCGACCCGAATCCATGCGATCTCCGTGATTTCGAGCTCCGCGTGCAACCCTCCAGCCGCGAGACGCAGTAATGGCGCAAATCCCCCGCCCGCCGAAACAGGGCGCCGTCACAACCTACGTCGCGAAGGTGGCGGCGGGCTATCCGCACATCTTGGCCGGCGAGGTCGACGCGGACCTCGATACGATCTACGGCGCCTGGAACAGCGGCGCCGATACGGTCAACATCCGCGACGGCGCCATCACGAGCGCGAAGCTGGCCGCCGATGCGGTCGGCCCCCGCGAGCTCCAGGATAGCGGCGTCGGCACGACGAATCTCGCCACCGGCGCGGTGACGACGCCGAAGATCGCCGACGGCGCGGTGACGGATCCGAAGATCGTGAGCGTCGCGTGGGCGAAGGTGACCGGACCGCCCGGGAGTTTCGCGCCGAGTGGCCCCGCGGGCGGCGACTTGCAGGGCACGTATCCGTCGCCGCAACTTCGCGACGGCGCGGTGACGGGCGCGAAACTGGCGCCGGGTGCCGTGACGGCGACGACTCTCGCGGCGGATTCGGTGGGCGCGCGCGAGATTATGGACCTGACGGTCGGCACCGCCGAGCTCGCCGACGGCGCGGTGACGCGCGCGAAGCTGGCCGCCACGGCGACGAGCGGGGCGAGTGTCTCGGCAGCGAATCCGACGGGCTTTGTCCTCAGTACCGCAGGCGTCTGGACGACGTATGTCACGCTGCCGAGCCTGACGACGCGCGGCGGCCCGGTGCTCCTGCTCGCGAATGCCGCGACGAGTGTGACGGCGCTCGCCGCCGCGGCGGCGTGTAACGCGCGCTGGCTGCGCGATGGGGTCTCGATTGCGGCGGCCTCGTGGTTTCTCTGCGCGCCGGCACCGAACGCCGTGGCCCTCCCCGGGCTCCACTGGATCGACGTCGCGCCGGCCGGGGCGCATGTCTATGTCTATCAGGTGTTGGCCGGGACGGCCGCTACGATTGTGAGCTCGCCGCAAGCCGTCACCGGCTTCGTGGCGATGGAGATCGGCTAATGGCCGTTACGCGACCGCTCAAAGAGGGCAGCGTCACCACCTATCAGCAAAAGGTCGCCGCCGGCTTTCCCGACATCCTCGCGAGCGAGATGGACGCCGACCTCGATACGATTTACGCGGCCTGGAATGGCGGCGTCGCGACCGCGAACTTGATCGACGGCTCGGTGACGACGCCGAAATTGGCGACGGCCCCGAACGGCGCCGGCACGGCGAATCTCAACGATCTGGCGGTGACCACGGCCAAACTCGCCGACGGCGCCGTCACGTGGCCCAAGCTCACGCTCCAGAGTTATGCCCGGGTGCATCGCAACGCGGCACTCAGTATCCCGAACAATGCACAGACGGCCATCACCTTCGACACGATCGAAACCAATGTCGGCGGCCTGTTTGTGGCCGGCAGCCCGGATCGGTTCACGATCCAGCAAAACGGCGTCTATCTCTTTGGCGGCGTGTGCGGGCTCGCGGGCGCCGCAGGGGGCGCCAATCGCCTGCTCTTTATCCAGCTCGCCGGCGCCAACCTCGTCGAGCAATCGGGGCCCGTCGGCCCGACCGTCTTTTTCGCCATGAGCACTATTGCCGCGCTGACGGCGGGCCAAGCCATGCAACTCATCGTGTATCAAGATTCTGGCGGCGCGCTCGCGCTGAACGTCGCCGGCACGCCGCAGCCCACCTTCTGGATTGCGCGGATGGCGTAATGACGCGCGCGATGGTCACGGCCCGCCGCGCCGCACTGCAGGCGGAGCTACTCGAGGCGATGCGCGCGGTTGAGCGCTATCGCGGTGCGCTGGCCGTTCTCGACGAGTTGCTCCTGGTGCCCGACCCGGCGCCGGAGCCGGACGCCGCCGGGCGCCCGCTCGAGGCGGTCGCATGATCCGCCCCGCCGTCTTCGCCGACGTGCCGGGGCTCCGCCGCCTCTACGCGGCGCTGGTCGCCGAGCTCGCGGCCACGCATGCCGTCTCGTACCCTGCGTACGGCGCGGACGACCTCGATAGCTTTACGCTCTTGCAGGCCCGGCGGCTGGTCGAGGATCCGACGTGGCTCACCTACGTGGCGACGGACGACGCGACGGGCGACGTGGTCGGGTTTCTCGGCGGCGAGGTCTCTGAGCGGGCCCTCGGCGAGCCGCGCGTGTTTG